CGGCACGCAGATAACCAGCCTGCCGGACAACCTAACCGTAGGCGGCTCGCTCGACATCAGCGGCACGCAGATAACCAGAAAAGAGCGTTTGAAAGTCAATAAACTGAACGACGGAGAATGCAATCCGGGCAAGTATCTGTATGCTGACGGCATTTTAACGCACATCAAATCCACCAAAAAGGCCGGCGAATACACCCTCTATATCGGCAAAATCAAAGGCAGAAATGTAGTAAGCGATGGAAATAACTATGCCCACTGCAGCGACTTCCGCGATGGCATTGCAGACTTAAAATTCAAGGAAGCCGCTGACCGTGGCGCGGGCCAATTCCGTGGTATGGACATGGACAAGAAAATTCCGCTGGAGGACTGTAAGACGATGTACCGCATCATTACCGGCGCTTGCCGTCAAGGGACAGAAGACTTTGCGGAAAGCCTGCGCTCTGCCGGTAAGTTGCAAGAAAGCTACACCGTCAGGGAGATGATAACGGTAACGAAGGGGCAGTACAACGCCGAGGGTTTCGCAAGATTTTGGGAGGAATGAGCATGACCCCGATACCTTATGTGCCGGATAAAATCTGGCCAGATGACTACATGGACTGGGTCCACCGGGAATGCCCTGTCTGCAAAGCGGAAATCCACAGCGACATCTATGTACGCAAGCTGGATGATGAGATCATTGCCTGCGACCAATGCATCGATGACCACTTCGATGAATACCTCGATGAGTACGAGGCGGGAGAGATCAAGAAGGTTGACGCGTACCTTGATGGGGACAAGTATTTCGAGGAAGCAGAACAGTATATCAGACCGTATTAAGGAGGAAACATGGAGACCAACTATTTCAGAGAGCTGAACAGCATCGACTGTTCCGACAAAATCGAAAAGAAGAACGGCCTTTCGTACCTTGCATGGGCGTTTGCGTGGGGTGAAGTAAAGAAACGCTACCCCGATGCGACCTACACCATCTACGAGAATGAGGCAGGGTGGTTCTATCACACCGATGGGCAGAGCTGCTGGGTAAAGACAGGCGTGACCGTCAACGGCATCGAGCATATCGAGTACCTTCCTGTCATGGACTACAAGAACCAATCTATCCCGCAGAGCAAGGTTACATCCTTCGATGTCAACAAGGCCATCCAGCGTTCGCTGACCAAAGCCTGCGCCAGACACGGCCTCGGCCTGTACATCTACGCAGGGGAGGACTTGCCGGAGGATGCCGAGCGAGCCCCCGACCCTGTTGAATTCTGCACCGACTGCAAGAAGCAGATCGTCAGCATCAAGAAGCGCAACGGCGAGAACTGGCCTGTAAAGGAGATTGCCGCATACAGCGAGCAGCGGTTCGGACGCAAGCTCTGCCACGACTGTCAGAAGAAAGCCTTTGCGGTAGAGAAGGAGGCCGAGAAGAATGAAAACAAAGCTGCGGTTTGAGACCGCAGACTGGACAAAAGACCGCAACGGCTACGGCATCATCTTGTACACCAAGGATGCCGCAGCCGCACAGTCCTTTCTCGATGGAATGGAGCTTGGCAAGAAATACTCCGCAGAGCTGTCCGAGGTGAAGAACAGGAGGTCGCTCGATGCAAATGCGTATTGCTGGGTGCTTATCGGGGCTTTGTCGGAAGCACTCGGCAGACCGAGAGACGAAATCTACCGACACTATGTGCGTGAGATGGGCGTGAACAGCATCGTGTGCCTAAAGTCGGATGCAGCGGACGAGCTGCAGGAGGCGTGGGGACTGCATGGCCTCGGCTGGCTGACGGATGCGTTTCCGAGCAAGCTGCCCGGTTGTACAAATGTGATCCTGTACTACGGCTCAAGTACATATGACACAGCACAGATGTCTCGGCTCATCGACCTCATCGTTGAGGATTGCAAGGAGCAGGGAATCGAGACGGCAACACCTGCAGAACTTGCCTTGCTGAAGGAGGAATGGGGAAAATGAAAAACGAATGGGGCGCAGAGCTTGACAGAAACGGATACGCTCCGAGCATCGTACAGGCCGACACATCCAAGTGCTTTTTGTGCCAGCGCTCCGGCGTAAAGCTCGACCGGCACGAAATCTTCGGGAACGCCATGCGGAGCAAAAGCAAGCGCATGGGGCTTTGGGTGTCCCTGTGCAACACGCCATGCCACCTGACACTCGCACACGGCTGTGCAGAGGTGATGGATTGGCTGCACCAGCTGGGCGAGCAAGCCTGTATCGACAACTACGATTTCACGATCCCGATGTTCCGGGATGAATTCTACACTAACTATTTGGAGGAAACAGATGAAGGTATTAGTGGCCTGTGAGGAAAGCCAGGAGGTTTGCAAGGCTTTCCGGGCAAAGGGGCACGAAGCGTACTCCTGCGATATACAGGAGCCGTCTGGCGGGCACATAGAATGACACATACTGGGGGACGATTTAGCGGTTCTTACCGGCGGCACCATTACCACCATGGATGGCACCAGGCACGAGATCGGCAAGTGGGATTTGCTGATAGCGCATCCTCCCTGCACCTATCTTACCGTCTCTGGAAACCGCTGGTTTAATGTGGAGCGGTACGGAGACGCGGCCCTCAACAGATTGGCCAATCGCCATGAGGCAGTAAATTTCTTCATGAAGTTTGCTCTTTCGGATATCCCAAAGATAGCCATGGAGAACCCAGTTGGCCATATGTCAACAGCATGGCGGAAACCGGATCAGATCATACAGCCGTATGAGTATGGGCATCATGCCAGAAAAACAACCTGTCTATGGCTGAAAGGGCTTCCCAAGCTACAGCCAACCAATGTGGTAGACCCAGGCGAAATTGACCGGAATGGCTTTTCTGCAGGAGCGTCCGCAACTTATGCTGTGGATGAAAACGGGAAGATCATCCCGTGGAACGACCCAAGAACCGCAAAAGCAAGAAGTAAGACATTCCCCGGCATCGCTGCCGCTATGGCAGACCAATGGGGATAACAGGAGGTTACATATGTTAAATAAAGCAATCCTTAATGGGCGGCTGACCAAGGCCCCCGAACTGAAACAGACCAACAGCGGCAAGAGCGTATGCGGCTTTACCATCGCCGTAGACCGCAACCGTGACCGAGAAAAGACTGACTTCGTCCCCATCGTAGCATGGGGCAAGACCGCAGAATTCGTGAACCAGTGGTTCGGCAAGGGCGATCTTATCACCATTGTGGGCCGCATCGAAGTTCGCAACTACGAGGACAAGAACGGCAACAAGCGCACAGCCACAGAGGTTATCGCAGAGGAAGCCCTTTTCGGTGGCAGCAAATCTACCGGCAACGCCGATGAAAAGCCTGCAGAGAGCAAAAACGGCGGGTTTGAACAAATCGAGGACGATAACGACCTCCCTTTTAATTAAGGGTTACGCTTCCCAGTAAAAAGCGACAGGAGGACAACCCATGAAGTACCTTAAAGTCTTTACAGACTTTGCAGATGCCATGGAGGAACTCGGAGATGCGGAGAGAGGGCGGCTGTTCACGGCTATGCTGAAATATGCAGAGACGGGCGCAGCCCCCGATTTCCGGGGAAACGAGCGTTTTATATGGCCGGTAGCAAAGTTGCAAATAGACCGGATGGCTGCTGAATGCGAAGGAAAAGCAAAAACAAGCAGGGAAAACGGCGCTAAGGGTGGCAGGCCGAAGAAAACCCAAGGTAACCCAAAAAACCCAGTGGGTTTTTCAAAAACCCAGAAAAGCCAAGACAAAGACAAAGACAAAGACAAAGACAAAGAAAATATTCCCTCCGGGAATAATACCCCCCTACCCCCCAAAGGGGGAGTGTGTGTGCCGGAAGCCTTGATGGAGAACTGGAACGGCTTTTGTGAGATGCGCAAGAAAATCAAAAAGCCCCTAACTGACCGTGCCGCAAAGATGATCCTGAATGAGCTGGAACGGCTGGCGCCGGGGGACAACCACACCAAGGGACTTATTCTCGATCAGAGCGTTAAGCGCTGCTGGCAGGATGTTTACCCGTTGAAAGGCGACAAGTCTGCTGGTGGGACCGACAATGTATTTTTGCAGATGCTGCAGGAGGAGGGACAACATGAACCGTACTGAAACACTGGCTGTTATGTCCATCCTCAAGGCCGCTTATCCAGCGTACTACCGGTACATGAAACGGCAGGATGCCGAAGCGGTGGTGAACCTGTGGGCGGAGATGCTGGCAGACTACCCTGCTGACCTTGTAGCGGCGGCGGTTAAGACCCACATTGCCAGTGATCGCAAGGGGTTCCCACCGCACATTGGGGCTATCATAGCCGCTATTGGTGAGATCAACAGACCGGCGGAACTCTCCGAGGGGGAAGCATGGGCGCTGATTGCAAAGGCCCTGCGGAACAGCGGCTACAACAGCGAGAAAGAGTTTGCAGCCCTGCCGGAGAACCTACAACGGTTGGTAGGACACCCCTCCCAGCTGCGGGAATGGGCCAGCATGGACACCGGCACAGTGCAGAGCGTGGTGCAGTCCAACTTTATGCGCAGCTACCGGGCAAGGCAGGAGAGCGAGCGCAAAATGCAAGCCCTTCCTGCGGATATCCGGGCAAAGCTGGCAGGGATGGCAGAGGTAAAGCAGCTGCCCAGCTATGACCTGGCGCTGGCGCAGCGAACGATGGAGGAGAATGCATTATGAGTAACATAGTTGCTGAGTTGTATCACGATAATTTTCAAAACTACAAGCGATACAACATCCCGAAAGCGCAGCTTGTAATCGCTGATATCCCATACAACATCGGAGTTGACGCTTATGCAAGCAACCCGATGTGGTATGAGGGAGGAGACAATAAAAACGGGGAAAGCAGGCTTGCGAAAAAGGCTTTTTTCAATACAGACGGGAAATTCAGAATTCCAGAATATATGCACTTTTGCAGCAAAATGCTTATCAAGGAGCCAAAGGAAAAGAATGCTGCACCAGCTATGATCGTGTTCTGCGCTTTTGAACAAATGCAAACGGTAATAGAGTGCGGAAAACAGTATGGATTTGTAAAATCTTACCCTCTTTTTTTCTGCAAAAACTATTCGGCACAGGTTCTTAAAGCAAATATGAAGATTGTTGGTGCAACGGAATTTGCGGTTGTTCTTTATCGTGATAAACTCCCAAAATTTCGGAATACAGGTGAAGACGGTAAGGGACATATGGTTTTTGACTGGTTCCCGTGGGAGAGAGATAACCGAAAAGAATACCCTAAAATACACCCAACACAAAAGCCGATTGCTGTTTTGAAGCGCCTGATCGAGATCTTCACTGACCCAGGAGATGTGGTTATAGATCCATGCGCAGGCAGCGGGTCAACGCTCCGCGCAGCTGCCGAAATTGGGCGGAGGGCATACGGCTTTGAAGTAGATAAGGCGATCTATCAACGAGCAAAGGAAGAGATGCTTTCAGGGCTTGAAAGCCTTGAGCAGCAGATCACGCTGCAAGAAGTTTGTGGGGTGGGGGAATGAAAATCACCATCCCGGAAATCCCCCCATCGCTGAACAAATACGCTGGTCGGGCAAATACCTGGGACTACCGGGCAGAAAAGCAGCGCTGGCTGCAACTGTTTGTTGCATACTGTCCCAAGTGCAAACCAATGGGCAAGGCGGTGGTGACCATCACCTACTACTTCCCCACCCGGCACCGGCATGACCCGGATAACTACAACGGCAAGATGCTGATGGACGGTCTGGTACACCGGGGCGTTATCGCAGACGACAGCTTTGACCATGTAGAACTGCGGCTGCGTGGGGCATATGACCCAAAAAACCCAAGAACAGAAATTGACATAGAGGAGGTAACACAATGGGTAAACACGGAACGGAAATAGAGCGGGAGAATCCGCTTTTTGAGGGACAAAGTGCCGAGGAATTTATAAAGAGATGGAACGCTATCACCAAAGCCATAAAAATGCGCGCAGAGATGTCCGAGCATGAAAAGGTGGTGAGTTATGATGTCATACGATAAAGCGTATCCTAGCGTCAAAATCGGCTGTTCTAATTCAAACGACCCGGAGTTCCTGGAGCAGCTGGTGCGGGAGGGCAAGACAAACAGGGAGATTGCCTTAATTCTCGATCTTGATTACGGCTCTGTGGCCTCGATCTTGTATCGCTATGGAATCAAGAGAGACCCAAACCGGCCATGTAAGAGATGCGGAGGGCCGATAGGCAGCACCAACACCCGGCAGCTGTATTGCAAGGAGTGCCAAAAGGCCATGGACAGCATCCGGGCCCGCAAAAGCAGCATGAAAAAAGCCGAGCCGAAGAAATGCGAATACTGCGGGAAGGAATATTTCGGCCAGCCGGGACAAAAGTACTGCTCCAAACAATGCTACAAGGATGCGGCGGCAGCCGGTAAGTATAAGCGTCCCAAGAATTGGATAAAGCGCCGGGATGGGAAAATCGACATCGAGATAAGGGTTTGCGGAAAAACCACAGAGCGCCGAGAGAGCGTGGACTACTACGAGGCCAGGGAGATTTGGCACGATGGCTGGATAGGCCGTGGCTACGCAGCGCTGATAACGGTAGACGGACACAGGCTGGAGACCCTGCCGCAAATAAAGACATTCTTCGGATTTAGGAGGGATTCGCTATGAGGAACTGGACGGCAGCGGCAGTTACGATAATCTTAGCTGCTTTCTGCATAATGGTTCTATCGGCTATTTCGGCCGAAAGGTGGAACCATTTGGATGAAGTTGCCCAGGCGGAGATCACCGCAGAGGAACAGGAACGCCGGGAGCAGGCAGCCTACTACAAAGGCTGGCAGGACTGCAAGCAATATTATCTTGAGAATTTTGGAGGGTGAGCCAATGACGGTAAAGGACTACTGCGAAGTAATCCGGGACATAGACCGGCTGGCTGCTGCCGTTGACGCAGAGGGTGCAGTCACCCTCGACCATGACGATGCGGAGCAGATATGGGCGCTGCTGCTGGACTACAAGGATTTGCTGATGGCTAAGGAGGTAGAATGATGTGTAAATGGCTGAAAGATGAAGTATGTGTAAACAGCGATTGCCCGGCGGTTGCAGATTTTTGCCCCGTAGTAAACCATCCGGGCGTGTGCCGGTACGAGGAAATGGACGAAAACAAAATAGAATGTTGGCAATGTCAGCATCTTATGTTTTCCGACTTTTATGGAGAGTGTTCCAAGGGGAACATCTCCGGGGTTGTCCAGCCGCATTTTTCCTGCGGTAAAGGCGTGGTTAGAAACGACACTTTGTCGGTAAAGGAGGGGTAACATGGATGCTGTAAAGTTTATTGAGGAACGCAACAGAATGTGCAAGAGTTTCGGCCCTAAATGTAAAGGGTGTCCTGCTTCTAACGCTAACGAGGATGAGCTATGGGGTTGCGCAGTTGCTCAAGAATCAACGCTGGACGCTACGGCTCAGATTGCTATAGTCGAAGAATGGTCTGCTGCACACCCGCGCAAGACACGGCAGAGTGTGTTTTTGGAGCAGTGGCCTAATGCCAAAGTTTTTGTGGATGGTGTATTAGACTTTTGTCCACAAGAACTGGATAGCCACTACCAATGTCAATCAACTGATATTGAAATGCGTTGTCAATCTTGCCGCCGCAAGTTCTGGATGCAGGAGGTAGAGTGATGGCTGAATTGAAACCGTGCCCGAAGTGCGGGCAAGTTCCGCTGTTGAGCTATGCTTGTGGTGAGTTCTTCGTTGTAGGGAGCCGCGATTGCCCTATGTGTGGTGGATTTGATGAAATGCACGCAACCGAAGATCAGGAAGCGGAAGTGTGGAACAGGAGGTGCGGGAATGGATGAACCTAAAAAGCCTTTTTACCGCGACAAGAAATGGAAACTTGGCAGAAGTTTCGGCTGGTGGCATATACCGTACTGCCCGCATTGCAAGCGGAAGTTGGGGCTGATGGTCGAAGAGCAGAAATCAAAAAAATGCCCGATGTGCGGCAAACCGTTAGAATGGGATGGTGCTGACAATGGCTGAATACATGGACAAGGAAGCGTTTAAGAAAAGCGTTGAGGAGCGTTATTGCAAGCCGTGCAAGGCGGAGAAGAAAGACCACAACGGGTGCTGGTGTCGTGCCTGTTGGGTTGACGATATGCTCGATGAGGTAGATTGTTTCCAGACGCTGATGTTGCGCCGGTGGTGCATGGGCGGTGGATTCCCATTTCCGATGGAGCCTGGGCGGAATGCAGCGAGTGCGGGGAGGGCTGCGATGTAAGCGACAATGGTGGGATGGCCGCCTTCGAGCTGTTCTGCGATTTCTACAAACACTGCCCCAACTGCGGGGCAAAAATGGACATTAAGGACGGAGGTGACAACGATGGCGAGAGTGTTGACTGATGGAAAAGTCAAAATCGGTGCATATAAATTTTCTGATAGGAAAAAGCCCTGTTTATGCATTGCAGAGGGAAGTGGAATTGTTGTTTATGGGCATTTCAACACATTTGAAGGCGCAGAAGAATTTATGGAAAAACTCGGTGAATTAGTAGGAGCAAAGATGGACGAAAAGGAGGCTGTCTATGATTAAGCCATACATCAAAAATGAAACTGCAGTGGATATTATCTGTAGTATCTGCGACAGAATGTATCCGGGAATGGACTGTGAGCCTGCCGACTGTGAGTGGATGAAGATGCTGACGGAGGAATCTGTTGATGCTACGCCGGTGGTCAGATGCAAAGACTGCGAATACAGCTACGATGAAATAAGCTATCTGTGCTGTTCCCACGGCGTTTGCGTTGATTGTGAAGTGCCGCCGAACTTCTACTGCGCATACGGAAAAAGGAGGGCGGAAAATGAAAAGTGAAGATATTACAAAGCTGCCATATGCTCCGTGGCTTGAAGATGCTATCAGGACACTGACCGAGAATAATGTTGAGGCGATCTGTATTGCCATAAAAAAGCCAGACGGATACACAATGACGGGCTACTGGAACTCGCACACCCAAGACAAAGCAATGTTTGCGAGCGCCATACAAAGCGATATTGTTCTGGACATCGTGAAGCAGAACGCCGGAATCATAAAAGAGGCGATGGAGGAGGGAGAAACATGATTGACTACAAGCGCATCTGCATTGACGAGCTGAAGTGCCATAGCTATAAGCTCCGGTCGTTGGAAAGCCTGCCGGAAGAAATCCGCCGCTACAATGAGCAGATGGACGGCATTCGGTCCGCTACCAGCGATGCTACACCAGTAAAGGGCGGTGGCTGCGGCCGGGAAGATCATTTGATTAACGCAATCTCCCGCCGGGATGCGCTCTCGGCAAACCTTGCGATAGTCAAGTGGCAGACCTCCCAGGTTGAGAAAGGACTGGCCTGCCTGACGGAAAAGCAGCGGCGCATCCTTGAGCTGTTCTACATCCGCCGGGAATATGGCTACATACAGAGACTTTGCCAGGAGTTCAACGAGAGCGAGCGGCAAATCTACTACGATAAGGACGAAGCCCTCCGGAGATATGCCCTTTGCCGGTATGGGTTGACCGAACTGTAAAGTTTGCAGAAACATTGCAGAAATAAGATGCATATACAGTGTATACTAATATCGTGGTAAAACACAAAATTCCCTTGACATTCCTCCTGGTGGGGCGCCGGGCCCCTAATCCCGGCAATCTGCTCCCGTAGCTCAATGGTAGAGCGGCTGCCTTGTAAGCAGCGGGTTATAGGTTCAATCCCTATCGGGTGCTCCACCTTCATGTTTTACCTCCTTTTTACGGGGTTGCCGATGCCCCGTTATCCCATCGGCCGAAGATACATGACCTTCGTAAAAAAGGTGCCGCGCTGGCAGACCGCAAGTTCGCAATAGTCTGCCTTACCAAAAGCAGTCAGAGAGTACCGAAAGGTGCTCTCTTTCTTTATCGCCATAAAGGAGGGGATACCTATGGATTTAATAGTCCGCAAAATCCCGCAGAGCGACACCATCAAGGTATATCCGGTATCTGATGTGCATTTGGGCAGCATCCTACATGATAAAGAGGGCTGGCAAGCATTCTGCCGCCGGGTAGAGCGGGAGGACGCTTATCTCATCCTTGGCGGCGATCTCATCAACAACAATACCCGGAACGCGGTGGGAAGCCCCTTTGAGGATTATATCCGCCCGCGGGAGCAGAAAAAGATGATGGTGGAAATGCTAACGCCCATCAAGGATAAGATACTCTGCGCGGTATCCGGTAACCACGAAGCGAGGACAGCCAGGGACACCGACCAAGACATTATGGGCGATATCATGTGCAAGCTGGACATGGAGGACTACTACGCCGAGGACATAGCATTCCTCAAACTGGAGATTGGGCGCAGGGTAACAAGAGATATTCCTATCACCAGCTATACGATGGCTGTTACCCATGGCACCGGCGGCGGCATTTACACCGGTGCAACGGTCAACCGCAATGAACGCTTCGGCTACACCATAGAGGGCATTGACGCTCTGATTGTTGGCCACACCCACAAAGGCACCATCAGTAAACCCAAAAAGATCGTGGTGGACAGTAACAACAATGCTATCCGTACCAAGCAGCTGGTAGTGGTTAGCTGTACCGCATGGCAGCAGTACGGAGGCTACGCAGCCCGGAAGATGCTATTGCCCAGCAGCGAGAGCGACCATGAGCAGCCGCAGACGCTCCTGCTGTGCGGGAACAAGACAGGCACTAAGCGGATAACAACGGTTTGGTAACAATAATTGGTAGCCCGGCATAGTAGACACCGGGAGGGTAAGGGCGGGTAATGAACACTGTATTTGATTATAATTCTCCCAGGTGGCGGAGGAAGCGCCAACAGATATTAAGGCGTGACGGATATATGTGCCAGCACTGCAAGAGGTACGGAAAGGCGGTACAGGCTACAACGGTGCATCATATCAAACACGCAGATGAGTACCCGGAGCTGGCTTACGAAGATAAAAATTTAGTAAGCCTGTGTGAGGGCTGCCATAACAAGCAGCACCCGGAAAAAGCAACAGCAGCAAGGGGCCGTTACTGATACCCCCCCTATCCGTTGCGCCTTCCGCCTGTCTATGGGGACCGGCGGGGGGAACTTTTTCCAACTCTACGGTATATTTTTGAGAAAGGGGAAGCCATGACAAAGGAAAAATGGGTTGAAACTATCGAAAAACAGATGGAAAAACTCGGTACGGCCGACCCATCTTATCAATCTGCGGTAGAAACGCTTGCAGAGATACTGGAACAGCGGGATAAGACCAAGGCCGAGTTCAAAAAGTCCGGCGGTAAGTCCGTCATCGAATATACCAACAAAGGGAACGCCACAAATATGGTAAAAAACCCTCTGTTGATTCTGTGGGACGACCTCAACAAGAGCGCACTGGCATACTGGCGCGAATTGGGGCTTACTCCATCGAGTTTCCGCAAAATGACCGGCGGAGTGAAGGAAAAGGAGGAAAAGGGCGGCCTTGCCGCTGCTCTTGCCAGCCTTGAGACAGATTAAGGGTAAGAACTGGCCCGTAGTCCTTGAGTATGCCGAAAGTATCAGAGACGGGAGAAAGGTCGCTTGCAAGGAATTGCGGCAGGCTGTTGACCGTTTCTTTACTGACCTTGATAATGACGAGTACGATTTTGCGCCAAAAGGGCCGGAGTTCTGTATTCAGATCATCGAAAAGACCCTCTGCCACCAGCAGGGGGAAAAGCTGGACGGTACACCGCTCCGGGGAAAGCCATTCCTGCTGGAGCCGTTTCACAAATTTATCATTTACAATCTTTTAGGGTTTAAGCTGAAAGGCACTGATGTGGTGAGGTTTCACGAGGCCCTTATTTTTATACCTCGGAAAAACATTAAAACGAGCTTTGCCGCTTCCCTTGCTTGGGCGCTGTCCCTGTGGTACCGGCGCAGCGGTTCCAAAACCTACATATCGGCCGCGGCTCTGATGCAGTCCCTTGAAAGCTTTAATTTTCTGGATTATAACATCCGGCTTATGGGCGAGGACGAGAAGCATGGCGGCGGAGTAAAGATCATTGACAACAACAACGAGCACTCAATGGAGGCAGAGCTTCCAGACGGCTCGTTTTTTATCCGCGCTCTGGCTGCAAACCCGGATGCGCAGGATTCTCTTAACTGCAATATTGCGATCTGCGATGAAATCCACGCTTTTACCAAGCCTAAGCAGTACAACCTTTTTAAGGAAGCCATGAAAGCCTACACCAACAAGCTGCTGATAGGTATTTCCACGGCTGGCGATAACGAACAGGGCTTCCTTGGGCAGCGGCTGCAATACTGCCGCAAGGTATTGGATGGCACCATCAAGGACGAACAATATTTTATCTTCATGTGCTGCGCCAATCCGGATGAGGAGGGCAACATCGACTATACAAATCCTTTGGTACACGAGATGGCAAACCCGGCCTATGGGGTATCCATCCGACCGGAGGAAATCCTAAACGACAGCTTGCAGGCGCAGAATGATCCGCAGCAGCGGAAAGACTTCTTTGCAAAGTCTCTCAATGTCTATACAGGGGCTATCAAGTCCTATTTCAACCTCGATGAATTCCGGAGAAGCGACGAAAAATACAACTGGACGCTGGACGAGCTTTCCAAGCTCCCCATAGACTGGTACGGCGGTGCAGACCTATCAAAGATGCACGACCTAACGGCGGCTGCGCTTTTTGGAAATTACAAAGGTGTGGATATTATCATCAGTCACGCTTGGTTCCCGGTGGTGCAGGCCCATGTTAAAGCGGACGAGGACGGCATACCGCTTTTTGGCTGGGCTGATGATGGTCTTTTAACCATGTGTAACAGTCCGACCGTAAACCACGCCGATGTTGTCAACTGGTTTATATCCATGCGCAAGCAGGGATTCAAAATCCGACAGGTTGGGCATGATCGAAAATTCTGCCGAGAGTATTTCATTGGCATGAAAACGGCAGGCTTTAACATTATCGATCAGCCGCAGTTTTTTTACAAAAAATCCGAGGGCTTCCGGCATATTGAACAGAGCGCCAAAAATGGGACGCTGTACTATATGCATTCCGAAGCCTACGAGTATTGCGTTGGGAATGTCTCGGCCATCGAAAAGACTGACGACATGATCCAGTACGAAAAGGTAAGACCGACAAATCGAATTGATGTGTTCGACGCCTCTGTATTCGCCACAGTGCGGTATTTGGAGGCTTTGGATAAATCTAAAGCAGGAAAGAAATGGTGGGGTGATAAATGAGCATGGCAAATTTTTTTGAGCGCTTCCGCTCTCGGGATAAGCCCCAAACGCGGAGCGCTGTATGCCTGTGTGATGGAACCGGATGGAAAGACCTGACCTGTTCCGGATATACAGACCTTGCACACAACCCGGAAATCTGTGCTGCCGTTGATAGAATCGCTTACTTAATCGGAAGCATGACAATCTATCTGATGCAAAACACTGACGGTGGAGACATCCGGGTAAAAAACGGGCTGTCTCGTGTAGTGGATATCGAACCAAACAGCTACATGGGGCGGTCAAATTTTATCCAGTGGATCATTAAGACAATGCTTCTGGATGGCAGGGGGAACGCTGTGGTGCTCCCAAAGACCCGGAAGGGCCTGCTTCGGCGGCTTGACCCGATTCCGGCGGCATTTGTGGCATTTGTCCCGAATGGGGAACGGTATTACAGCATCGAAATATCTGGGAAAACCTATGACCCGGAGGATGTACTGCACTTTGCAATCAATCCGAGCAATTACTACCCATGGCAAGGTACTGGGTACAACATTGCGCTGGCTGATGTGGCAAATAACCTAAAGCAGGCGGCGACAACAGAAAAGGGATTCATGGCAAGCGAATGGAAACCGTCCCTTATTGTCAAGGTTGACGCTATGATAGACGAGTTTTCCAACCCGGAGGGCCGAGCAAAGCTCCTTGAGGAATTTGCGGCATCCAACAAAGCTGGGGAACCTTGGCTGATTCCGGCCGAACAATTCTCGGTGGAACAGGTACGGCCCCTTACCCTGTCCGATCTTGCGCTGGCAGACTTCGTAAAACTGGATAAAACGACGGTGGCAACCATTCTCGGTGTTCCGCCTTTTGTTTTGGGCGTTGGCGAGTTCAAGCGGGATGAATGGAACAACTTTATTTCTTCCCGTATCATGCCGATTGCACAGATTTTGGAGCAGGAGTTTAGCCGAAAGCTGCTCGTATCTCCGGATTACTTTTTCCGCTTCAATGTTCGCTCCCTCTACAACTATTCCTTGGAGGAAACCATCAAAGCTGGTGCGGAAATGGTTGACCGCATGGCAATGACGCGGAATGAGTGGCGCAGTTGGGTGGGGCTTCCTCCGCATGAGGGCATGGACGAGCTTTTGGCCCTTGAAAACTACATTCCCGCTGACCGTCTCGGCGATCAGAAAAAACTAAACGGAGGAGGTGAGTAAATGGTAGGAGCAAGACAGGCAATCAGCCGCAGCGGCGACTTTAAGACACGCGCTGCCGATGGAAACCTTTACATTGAGGGCTATTTCGCAACCTTTACCGGTGAGTACCGGATGTGGGATAAGGCCATTGAGCGTATTGACCGCGGGGCCTTTGACGGTACCCTCGGTGATGATATCCGGGCGCTGGTCAACCATGATACCACGATGGTGCTCGGACGAACCACAGCCGGTACACTGACCCTCCGCGTTGATGATTTGGGCCTTTGGGGGTCTATCCTCGTAAACCAAGCCGATCAGGATGCCATGAACGCTTATGAGCGCGTAAAGCGTGGAGATGTTTCCCAGTGTTCTTTCGGCTTTGACATCCTTGACGAGGAAACCGAAATCCGGCCAGATGGCACAACCGTGTGGACTATTCGCAAAGTCAAACTGTATGAGGTATCGGTCGTTACCTTCCCGGCCTACGAGGACACCATGGTAGAGGCTCGGAAAAAAGACCTTGAAAAGATCAACGAGCGCAAGCTCGACCAATGGAGGGCCGAAGCCCTCAAAAAGCTAAGAAAGGAGTGCTGACATGGCACTGAAATCCATTATGATTGCCAAAAAGCTGGAACTGAAAAGAGCAGCTTTTGAGGCACTGGTAGCTAAAGACGCAGAATTTGCAACACGCTCCGCTGAAATCGAAAAAGCAATCGGCGAAGCTACCACCGATGAGGAGCAGCAGGCTGTTGAGGACGCCATGAACAAATTTACCGAGGAACAGGATGCCCACAACGCCGAAAAAGAAAAACTGTCCGCAGAAATCAAGGGCCTTGAGGAAGATTTGGAAAATGCCGAAAAGGATCCTCCCAAGGCTGAACCCAAAGCAGAAAAGAAAGACGAAAGGAATGATTTTACCATGAATACCATCAACATTCGCTCCCTCCCCATGAATGTGCGCGCCTTTGACGCTCTTCCCAAAGAGCAGCGTGACGCTATCGTAGCCCAGCCCGATGTGCAGACCTTCTTTGCGGAGCTTCGTAACGCTGCCCGCAGCAAGAGAGATATCACCGGTGGTGAGCTGACCATCCCTGTTGTATTCCTCGACCTCATTGCCGAGAATATGTATCGCTACTCCAAACTGATGCGTCGGGTCCGCATCCGCAATGTCAATGGCGAAGCCCGTCAGACCATTGCCGGTACTGTCCCCGAGGCCGTTTGGACTGAAATGTGCGGCGCCATCAATGAGCTGACCTTCAGCTTTAACCAGATCACTCTTGACGGCTTCAAGGTTGCCGGTTATGTTCCTGTTTGTAATTCCCTGCTGGAGGATAACGATGTAAACCTCGCCTCCTGGATCGTCGAGATGCTGTCCGAGGCTATCGGCCTTGCCAAGGATAAGGCCATCCTGTACGGCAAGGGCGCTGGTCAGAAGATGCCTCTTGGTATTGTGACGCGTCTGGCGCAGGAGAGCAAACCCAGCGATTACCCGGCCAATGCTCCTGCTTGGGTTGACCTGCACACCTCCAACATCATCACCATTCCCACCGCTTCCACCGGCGAGGCTTTCTGGGCTGCGCTGGCTGTTGCTGCTGGTAACACCTTCACCCGCTATTCCCGCGGCGAGCGCTTCTGGGCTATGAATAGCAAGACCCTGGCTACTCTGCAGTCCAAGGCAATCCTTGCTACCGCTTTGGGCCGGTATGTCACCTTTGACGGTATGACCATGCCCATCATCGGCGGTGATGTGGAAATCCTCGAATTTATCCCCGATGGCGACATCGTTGGCGGCTATGGCGACCTGTACCTGTGGGCGCAGCGCTCCGGCATGACCATCGAAGCATCCCGCGAGGTTCAGTTCATTCAGGACAACACCGTATTCCGCGGCAAAGAGCGTGCTGACGGTATGCCCGTTATCCCCGGCGCTTTTGTGGCGATCAACATTAACGGCGCTTCCGTAACCACCTCCATGACCTTTGCGGCTGATACCGCCAACAACGCCAAACTGTCCGCTCTGACCGTTGGAAACCTGTCCCTCAGCCCTGCTTTTGATGGTGATGTGCTGAGCTACACCGCTACCGCTTCCGCTGCGACTGCTGCAGTAAACGCCACTACCGAGGTTGCCGGTGCGCAGGTCGCTATTGCCTACAACAACGCCAATGTGAAGAATGGCGGCTCTGTTACCTGGCTGGCTGATGGCGCTGCCCATCCTCTGACCGTTACTGTCAAGAATGGCAACGAGACCGTTGTTTACACAGTCAATGTAACCAAGGCTTCCTAAAAGGGGGTTAAAGCATGACAGACGCTGATATCCTCGTGATCTTGAAGGTTGATTTGCAACTTTCCACAACAGCGCTTGACGATTACCTGTCGGCGTTGATCGCGTCTGCCAAGGAGTATATCGCTACCGAGGGAATCGTACTTTCCACCAGCACCGGTGATGCTATGCTGGTGGAGATGTACGCCGCCTACCTTTACCGGCAACGCCGGGAAAAGGTCGTAGCAATGCCCCGGATGCTCCGGTGGGCACTCAACAACCGGCTGTTTGAGCAAAAGGTGGGTGGTTGATTTGGATGATCTCATTACATTAATCTCCCAAACCTTTGAGCAGAACGATATCGGGGTACAGATTGCCACAGAAACCACAACACAGGTCTGGGCGCGGCTGCAGTCCGCTACACGGGCGGAGTTCTATTCCGCCGGTCAAAACGGCTTGCAGCCGTCCCTTGTGGCGGTTACTCCTATCGCCAACTATGCTGGGCAGAAATTAGCCGAGTGGCGCGGCACACGCTATTCCATTTATCGCACCTATTTTGCAACAGGCAGCGATGAAATAGAGCTGTACCTAGAGGAAAAGGTGGGCAACGATGTCGAAAACGGTTAGACCGGATGAGTTGACAACGGCAATCCTGTCCGAACTGAAAAACTATGACCAGGCTGTCACGGATGGCATAAAAAAAGAGGTTCGGCAGGTAGCTAAAGAGTGCCGCCAAGACATTGTTTCCGGCAGCCCTGTACTGACGGGAGATTATAAGGCTGGTTGGCGTGACAAGGTTGCATATGAGAGCTACAGCGACATTCGCATGAGGGTTTTCAACAAAACGGATTACCAGCTCACCCACTTGCTGGAACATGGCCACGCAGGCCCCGGCGGAACCGCAAAAGGCTCTGCTCGTCCGTTCCCCCACATCGGCCCCGCGGAGCAAAAGGCAGAGCAGAAACTATTAACCCGTGTAAAGGTGGTGATTAAGAAAGGATGAGACTACAAGAGGTCAATTCCCTGTTAAAACAGACGAGGATGCCCGTAGCCTACGGCTACTTTAACAAGCCGCAAAAGTTACCGTACATACTCTATCGCGTCTCCTACTCCAATAATTTTGGCGCTGATAATGTGGTGTATCACCCCATCAACCATATACAGGTTGAACTTTACACAAAAGATAAAGACCTAACAGCAGAGGGCAAAGTCGAACAGGCTTTGTCCTCTCTGTTTTGGCAGAAGTCCGAGAGTTACATTGAAGATCAGCAATGTAACCAAGTTATCTATGAAATCGAGGTGTAATAATGGCTGATAAAGTTAAATTCGGTATTTCCAATGTCCATTATGCTGTGCTCGAAAGCGATGGGAGTTCCTACGGTACGCCTGTAGCAATCCCCGGCGCTGTTAGCCTGTCCATGGAGCCCTCCGGCGATACCACTCCTTTTTACGCAGACAATATCCAATACTTTGTGGCGGTTGCCAACAGCGGTTATACCGGCGACCTTGAGGTTGCGGTTTTCCCCGATTCCTTCCTCAAGGACATCTTTGGCTATACCCAGGACACCACCAGCAAGGTGATGATCGAAAACGCCAATGTTCAACCCAAGTCCTTTGCGCTGCTGTTCCAGGAGGAGGGTGACGCCAATGGCACCAAGTTTGTGCTGTATAACTGCACCTGCACCCGTCCCTCTCGTGAGCTGAATACCACTACGGAGAGCGTGGAGCCGCAGACACAGACCGTCAGCATCACCGCTTCCCCGCTGGCCAATGGCAATTCCCTTGCCTATACCACAGCAGAAACCCCCGAGGCCACCGTAAGCGGCTGGTATACTGCTGTATTCCAGCCCACACAGGCGGGTGGCTGATATGAATAAAATCATCGAAATTGATGGTAAAAGCGTGGGGCTGTGCGCTAATGCGCTGACCCCTCGCATCTATCGGCACAAAATCGGGCGTGATATCGTCCGAGACCTGCAAAAGCTGCAGGCAGCGGCATCCTCGGAGGATGGTAGTTTTTCTGTAAACGACCTTGAAATCTTCGAGGATGTCGCTTTTATCATGGCTCGGCAATATGACGGGTCTATCCCAGACAATGTTGACGAGTGGCTGGAGCAGTTTGAGATGTTTTCCATCTACAAAGTGCTGCCTGCCATTTTGGAGCTTTGGAGCCTCAACAACAAGACTACCGCTGTTCCAAAAAAAAAATAAAACAAACCGTGCGTGAGCCCACCGGGTCAACCTTTATGCTCCGCTGCGCTGAACTCGGGTTATCCGACGAAGCGCTGGAGGACATGACCTGCGGAATGGTCTACGATCTGATGATCGAAAAGGCCAATGATGCAGAACAATATGCCATAAAGGGCAGACCCGGCGGCTTGCGTGATTTCTTCGCAGGAGGTGGTAAGATTGGCTGAAAATGTTAAAGGCATTGTTGTCGAAATCGGCGGTGATACAAAAGGCTTATCCAAGGCCATTGGTGAGCTGAACGGCGAAATCCGCGGTACGCAGACCGAGCTTAACAAGGTCAATCGCCTGCTGAAACTTGATCCAACCAATATAGACCTGCTCAAGCAAAAAGAGCAGCTGCTTGGGGATCAGATTAAGAAAACAGAAAACAAGGTTGAAAGTCTCCGCAATGCCAAAAAACAAGCCGATGCCGAAATGGCAAGCGGTACGGAAGTCAACCAGAAACAATACCGGGAGCTGGTAAGAGAGCTTGAAAGCGCCGAGCTGAAGCTAAAAGACCTGCAGGCGGAAGCATCAAGAAGCCATGCGGCGCTGGCCCAGGTTTCTGCTGTGACCGGTGAAATATCCGAAAAGGCCGGTGGAATTGCCAAAAAGTTTGCGCCGGCATCTTTGGCCGTTGCAGGCGCAGGCGTGGCGGTCACAAAAGCGGCTGTAGAATTTGAAAGCGCTTTTGCCGGGGTTGAGAAAACCGTAGATGGCACTACGGAACAGCTGGCAGCGCTCCGACAGGGCATCTTGGATATGGCAGAAGAAATTCCCGCATCCACTACGGAGATTGCGGCTGTCGCGGAAGCTGCTGGACAGCTGGGCATTGCCACAGATGATGTGCTGGACTTTACCCGGGTTATGATCGACTTGGGCGAAGCGACAAACCTTTCCGCCGATGAAGCAGCATCCGCACTTGCCAAATTCGCTAACATCACAGGAACGACCGCCGACGAATATTCCAAACTCGGCAGTACCATTGTTGACCTTGGCAATAACTTTGCCACAACAGAGCGGGATATTGTCGAGATGGCTACCCGCCTTGCGTCTGCCGGTACAGTTGCCGGGTTGTCCGAACAGGATATCCTTGCTCTGTCTACCGCAATGTCATCCGTCGGCATCAACGCCGAGGCGGGCGGTACGGCAATGACACAAACCATGACCGCAATAAGCAAGGCTGTGTCTGCCGGCGGTGATGATCTTGAAACATTCGCAAAGATCGCTGGTGTATCTGCTTCTGAATTTGCAGATATGTGGGGCAATGAACCGATAGACGCAATCAGTGCTTTCATTGGTGGACTTGGGAAGATGAACGAAAATGGAGAGGACACCATCGCCGTATTGGATGAATTGGGGCTCTCCGGTATTCGCCAGTCTAATATGCTTCGTGCGTTGGCCCTCGCGTCCGATGTATTGGACGATGCTGTTACAACCGCAAATACTGCATGGGACGAAAACATTGCCCTTTCCAACGAGGCAAGCAAAAGATACGCAACGACCGAAAGCCAGTTGAAAATCCTCAAAAACGGCCTTAATAATCTTGCCATTTCCATCGGTGATATCCTGCTGCCTATCATCAATTCAATAGTAGGTGCGCTGCAGAATGTTATTGACTGGTTTTCCAACCTCGACAGCAGCACAAAAAAGACAATCCTCATTGTCGGCGGCCTTATCGCTGCAATCTCTCCTGTTGCTGGGATCATATCAGGTATAGCCGGTGCTATCAGTTTTATTACTGGCACTGTAATACCTGCACTGACTACGGCTATCAATTTCCTGCTTGCAAATCCTATTGTTCTGATTATTGCTGCCATTGTCGGTCTTGTTGCACTCATTGCCACTAAGGGCGAAGAGATACAGGCAATCTTGCAGAGTGTAGATGACTTCCTGCAGGGCGTATTTACTACCGATTGGTCGCAGTCCTTTGGTATTCTCGGCGAAATCCTTAACGCCTTTTTCGCAACCGTTAAATCTATCTGGGATTCCATTAAAGCTGTATTTGATGGCATCATCGATTTCATCCGTGGCGTATTCACAGGAGACTGGGAGCGAGCATGGACAGGCGTGCAGGAAATCTTTAAGGGTATCTTTACGGCTCTCGTGGCGATTGCAAAGGCTCCCCTTAATGGTATCATCGGTCTTATCAACATGGTCATTGACGCTATTAACTGGATGATAAACGGCCTTAACAGCATTCACTTTGATGTTCCGGATTGGGTGCCTGTGCTGGGTGGTAAATCGCTTGGTTTTAACATCCCAACTATCGGAAAGATCGCATATCTCGCCAAGGGCGGCATCTTATCCTCCGGCAGCGCCATTGTTGGCGAAGCCGGGCCAGAACTGCTTACCATGGCGGGTGGTCGCGCTCATGTTATGCCTCTCAATGGTGACGCTGGCCGTGGTGGCATTACAATCGAGATGAACAACACCTTTAACGGTTACGACAACGCCGCTGGTGAAGCTGCTGCCCGCAATTTGGTTCAGGCGGTAAACCGCGCACTCGGGAGGGCCTACTGATGAGAAAATTTAAGCTTCAAAACAATGTAGGCGCCGAGTGGGACTTGATGGACAAAACAGGTTACCTAAATGCTCCGGGCGGTTTAGGCTTTAGCAAAACATATTCCGCCATTCAAGCCGGTAGCGCGTGGCTTGTTTCTGACGAATACCTCAATCAGTACGCCGTCACTGGTGAGATGATCTTCTTTAGCTATGCCAGGTATCAGGCGTTTATCTCGTTCATCACCAAAGGGCCGCTGTTTCTCATGTATTCTCCGCTTGATACTTGGTACAAGATTAAGTGCGAGGTACAGACAGCGGATAAATCAGAGTTCAAATCCGGCTATCTTGCTGTTCCGGTTACATTCCTTTGCTTTGGTACTTGGCATGAAGCTATTGTTTCGGCCAAAGTGCAGCCATCTGGCGTAAACGGCAAAACATATAGCTACACCTATCCGTACACCTACATCGAGACAATCTCCGGCTCCGCAAAGATCAAGAACGGCGACCTTTCTTCTCCCTGCAAACTGCAGATATTTGGGCCTATTGTAAACCCTGCGTGGGCGCTTACCAAGGCCGGTGTTCGTGTTGCGGTCGGAAAGGTAACGGCTACCATCCCGGAAGGGCATAAACTCGTTGTCGATGCCGACCCGTCCACCATGGAAATCGCAGAATACACCCTTGATGGGACATTTGTGCAAAACCTGTACCAATCCAGCGACTTTTCTACCGGCCGGTTTATCTATGCGCCGCCGGGTGAGAGCACTTTGACATTCTCCCACGATGGCACATCGGATATCACAGCATATGTGGAGGTGGAAAAACTTGCGTACTCTGTTTAAGTGTGAGGTTTTTGCGCGGGATTACACCTTCCGCAGCTTTGCGCCAATCGAAAGCCCAGAAATACAGTTTGACTACCTAACGGTAGAGAAAACCACTCTCCGGGCTGTAAAAATTGACGCAAAGAAAGGTGATTTTATCAGCGTGACCGACCAAAACGGCGCAGTAGCCTACCAAGGCATTGTTGACGATGTGGAAACCGATAAAACTGGTGTAACGATTTCTGCGCAACCCTTGATGTCTTTGTTTGATGTGGATGTGCATTTTGACCGCTCCACATCCTCCAAAATAGAGCAGTTTATCGCTGGTATCATAACGGACAACTTTATTTCCTCCGGTGATGCACTGCAAAACATCTCCGGTATGACGGTGGAAACGACTTCCGAAACGACCGGGGCGCTCAACTTAAAGGACAACATCCACAGTTTTTACGAAATCATCACGAAATCGCTGACGGCTTACGGCGTTGCGGTCAACATGAGCTTTGACCCACAGAAAAAGACGATCTCCGTTAAAGTCGGCAAGGTTAGCGGAACGGCGGTAATCGAAACAAATCTACAGGCCATTGTGGATAAAAACATCATCATCGGCGACAGCACCGGCCAGCTGAACAAGGTGACCATCTACAACAAGGCCGATGAGACGCAGCACATAACCTACTATCTGCACCCAGACGGAAAGGTTGACACCAACAACACGGACAGAATTACACCTGTGTTTTTTGCGGCGCAGTTTTTGGAAACGGATAACAATTTTGAATCTGCTGCATACAAAAAGGCTTACGAAGCATTAAGCCCGCAAAAGTATGACAACATGATAGAGCTGACTGCCCGCAACGACTGCGGCGTACTTGATACCTCGATGGCCATCGGCACAGAGGTTTTGGTCATTGACGGCGACAGTAGTTACAAATCTATCCTTACCGGCTATGCAAGGTCGCAGGATGTTACAAAAATGACCTTCGGCGTTGTCCGTGCCGACCTTACCAAAATTTTAATCCTTGAAAGGAGGGCAAACGCATGATAACGCTGCTCCAGTATAACGCATCTATCGTCACACCGACGGATGATGCGTATCTGTACAACCACATTATCAACGACAGCGGCATCTTTACGGGCGTTGAGGTAACTACACAGGGCGGTAACATCATCAATGTTTCCGATGGCCGTGGTATAATCCTCGGTCGAAACTTTGTGGTGGAAGCCCAGACAATCAATGCGACGCTTCCGACCAGCGGCTCCGTCCCCGGTCGATTGCTTATCCAAATTGACATAGCAAACACCGAAGCGCCGATTGCTTTTGTGACGCAGGCTCAAGACCCGCTCCCCGCACTCGTGCAGGAGGACATCAATGCAAGCGGTACGGTGTATCAGCTTCCGATAGCTACTTACACCGCACAGCCGACGATGGTTTCCGACTTACAGTATGTGGCGCACACTATCAGCGCGGGAACGGTTGCAAGCTTTAACGGCCGCACAGGTGCGGTTACGCCACAAACCGGCGATTACACCGGGAGCCAAATCAAAATCCCCGGCTACAAGCAGGCTACATCCCGACAAAATGTGACCAGCTCCGATACCGTAACACAGGCCATCGGTAAAATGGAGTACAAAATAAACCGCACTTTTGTGGTTAAACAAATCTCCCTGCCTGCTGCATCTTGGATGGGCGCAGAAAGCCCTTACACCAAAACCGTCACCATCACAGGTATTACAGTCAACAGTAAAGTAGACATCCAAATGGACGCAACAGCCCTCGGCGTACTCATCGACAGCGGCACCAGCGCTATCTGGATTGAAAACAACAATGGCACCCTTACCGCAAAAGCACTGGGCGAGAAACCCAATGCTGACCTTTCGGTACAGGTGACCATCACGGAGGTATCTGCATGAGCGTAATTTACGGAAATCCAATCATTACCAGCGCGGGGGGGGGGGTAAAACTCAACATTGATTACGGTTCTACCCCGCCGAGCGACACCAGTAAACTGTGGGTGCCTTTGGCGATTAAGCCCGATTTCGTGAAATGTAGTCCAGTTTTGAATTACGGTAGTGAATACTTAAGTGACTATGCAGCAATTGGTATAGGAGGAGAATTTTCAAGTTCAAACGGCAGCTGGTCTTCTTCGTTTCAATATGAAAATTATTTGTATTGGGGATATTCTGGCACAAAACTGAAACGCTTGAATATTGAAACAAATGTCGTTGACGAAGTAACGATGGATTCTGTTTTGGGACATTCTGGGAGTTCTTCTTCGGCAGGTCACTATTCTTTTTGTCAAAATGGTAATAATGTTTACTGTGCAATAAACTCTACAGCGATTTCAAGCACGGCTTATTATAGCTCGGTAGTGAAAAGTGATTTGACAACAAAAACGGCTGAAAAGATTTGTAGTTTGCCATACGATTCTGACATACAGACAGATGTTAACTATATGGCCATGCAGTATCTTAACAATAAATTGTATTTATTCGGGGGTACACGAATTAGCTATGCCAATGTTTCAAATAAGATTAAAATTGTTGATCTAAGCACCAACTCAGTATCCGTTGCGAATGCTGTAATTCCTGTGTCAGGAAAAATGTTTACAACATGTGCTATTGGTTCAAAAATATACATAATGGGAGGCGCTGAGCAATATTCTCCCAAAAATGGTGTATATGTTTATGACACAATAAACGATACATGTGTATCTGTGGCAACATATCCCGTTAATGCTGCGGGTATGACATGTATTCCCTATGCTAAATATATCTATTGCTTTGGAGGTTCTACATCTAATTTTAATGATACGACTCCCAATGTTCAAATAAATACTATTTATAGATTTGATACAACTACAAATCAATTTACACAGCTTTCTATTGTACTTCCTCAAATTAGCATTTGGGTGCTGTTCTACAAAATAAATAGCATGAAGTATAAACTTTGTGCTCCTACAAATGCAGGAAAAAGTGGGAGCTATCAGGTTATAAAAACGCCATATGTCGATAATTTTGTCATTGAGTCTCCACTCACAAATGCCAATCTTCTGCTGCAAGAGGATTTCGGAGTAACCGGTCTCTGGTCTGCTCTTAAATCCAAAGACACCGACCTAAAAGTAAAGGTTATTAACGCCTACCTCGGTGACAGTAACAACATAGCACAACTGACCAACGCATACCTGTACGACACAGCATCGAGCCAGTGGAAATCCCTCTCCGGTGAGAGCTATGTAGCAGATATGCAGAACGCACTAAATATATTAGGGGTGACTTAAATACTCACCCCGGAAAGGGTGATTTATGAGTATATTAGGTAATCCTATTACATTGGGTGGAGGCGGAGCTGACCTCAATATTGACTTTGGCTCCACACCGCCTACTGATACAAGCAAGCTGTGGGTACCTTTGGCAAGTAAGCCGGATTTCGTGAAGTGCAGTCCTGTTTTGAATTATGGTAGCGAATATACAGAAGTCCAGAGCTGGACTGTTGGATTCTCTCAACTACGCAATGACTACCCGCAAATGTGTTCATATGGTAATTATATTTATTCTGTTTGTCCATATACAGGTAGTCAGCAAAATGATATATATAGATATGATGTAACAACAGGAGAAAGAACGACTTTTTATTCAGACCTGGTTTACCAAAATTACATACTCGCATTTACTGTTGGCAAATACTTGTATACTTTTAACCATACTGTTGGATCGAGTTCTGAGTATGTAGATAAGTTTGATTTGGAAACAGGAGAAAAAACTACGCTAAGAGATGTTTCTTATCCCTTTCCCGGTACACAAGTACACTATTTTTCAAGTGGCTGTGTTAGTAGCAATAAAATATTTCTTGTTGGCTCATTTGTTGGAAGTATAAACTCTGCTACTGTATCAGTTTTCGATGTAACAACAGAAAAATTTACTTATCATGGAAATATGCCAGTACAAGCACAAGGAACGTATAATGCAGCTTGTGTTGCAGCAGGGAGCAAAGTTTATGTATTTGGCGGCATAACAAGAGTTTCGTTTGACCCACGGAAGTCTATACAGACATTTGATGTTGATACACAAGAATACACTCAGAATAACAATGTACTACCTTATATGGTGAACCAGGCAAATAGGTGCTGTAGAATCGGTAGCTATGCATATATCTTTGGAAATATAGATTCTACTCAGTATCAAAAAAAGATAATTCGTGTAAACTTAGATACCCTGGCTGTCGATGTGCTTGAGTCAGAACTGCATGCAAGCAGAGTATCGGCTTGTTGCGGATTTGTTGGAGATAAATTTTATCTTCTTGGAGGTCAAGAAGTTTCTTCTGTAGAGACATTTACACAATCAACAAACTTACAAAAAAATCATTTATTCTTGCAAGCAGATTTTGGATTTGACAATCCATTCCCTGTCGTAAAAAGTCAGAAATCTGAATTTGAAGCTTATCTACGCAATGCCTACCTTGGTGATGCAAATAACATCGCTAAACTCACAAATGCTTATATCTACGACACAAATACAAATCAGTGGAAAACACTTTCTGGAGAAAGTTATGTCGCTGATGTTCTTAACGCACTTAACATTATGGGGGTGACTTAATGGGTTATTACACCGAAAAAGCCAAAGAAGTAAAAGCCAAGCAGGAGGCAGAGCTGGAACAGCTGAAATCAGCTTTGCAGACACTTGGCGTAGAGACCGAAGAAAAGGAGGTAGCAGCCGATGCGGAATGACATCTTGAAGCAGGCGCAGGAAATCCGGACGAGCATTGACAGCGTGACCGGCACCATGGCAGATGCTGATGCAGCAAAGAACCCCATGCTGTTCCTGCCATGGGAAACCAATGCTGCGTATGAAGTTGGTGATCGCAGGCGGTATGACAACAAGGTATACAAGTGCTTGCAGGCACACACCTCACAAGCGGATTGGGCACCGCCTGTTGTCCCTGCGCTGTGGGTGGTCATCAACACCAGCTCCCCCGGCACGATTGATGAACCTATCCCAGCATCGAGGGGCATGGAATACGAGTACGGCAAGTATTACCTCGACCCAGAGGATAACAAAACCTACCTTTGCAAGCGTCTGAATGAGACCGGCACTATTGTGCTGCATTACCTCCCGCATGAGCTGGTAGGGCAGTATTTTGAGGAGGTAACCAATGGATAATTTCCTCCCCAAAGATGTGCATGAAGAATTTGCCCGGCGCATGGAGGATGAAAACCGGCGGCAGAACCACCGGATTGACAATCTCGAAAACAGCGTGAAAGCCTTTGGCGAGATCGCCAACAGCGTAAACCGTTTGGCCACCAATATGGAGACCATGACAACCGAATTAAGCCGACAGGGTGAACGCCTTGAAACGCTGGAAAGAAAACCGGGGGACAACTGGAACGCTGTCCTCCGGTCTATTTTAACCGGTATCGGCGCAGCCATTGCGGTGTCTGTTGTCGCTGCAATCGCCAATAACCTCGTAAAGTAAAGGAGAATGGAAATGAACGAATTTGTAACTTGGCAGACCCTTGGCACCTATGCTGGCGCGGTGATGATGGTCACGATCATCACCCAGTTTTTGAAGCAGACCCCTCTTAAAAACATCAACACCCAACTGTTGGCCTATATCATCTCTGTGGCTCTCCTCATCGGTGCCGAAGCCTTTAACGGCTCTGCACTGACCGTACAGGGCGTAGTGCTGTGCCTGTTGAACGCTGTTATTGTTGCGCTGGCCGCTAATGGTACATATGACGCAGCTACCACCGGCATGATTAAAAAGCCTGTGGAAGTCTACCAGCATGAGGAGGTCGTGAGCGGTGAGTAAGGTTTATCTCTCTCCCGAACGCAGACCCAATCCCCATGGCCCCTACTATGGATATCTCGGCGTGTACGAGCATGATGTGTGTGTAGAGATCGGCGCTTATTGCGCCGAGGCTCTCACCCGGTGCGGCTTTGAGGTAAAGGTAGCAGACCCGGCTATCAACATCTACCAGCGTGTAGACGAGGGCATAGCATGGGGTGCTGATTACTATATGCCTATCCACACCAATGCCAGCACCGCCACATTGAAAGAGGGTACAGCGCAGGGGCCTACTGTCCTGCGCTATGGTAAAGCCGGAGGGGCCAGCGACAGGGCCTGCACCATGACCTATAACCGCCTGATGGAGATTTACCCCAGAAAGACCAAGAGGGGCGTATACCAGCGGGACGAGTTTGTGGAGATCGGCCGTACCCCGATGCTGTCTGTTTACCCGGAACTTGCTTTCCACGATAACGGAGCCGATGCACAGTGGCTGGTGGAAAACAAAAAGGAGATCGCCGAGGCTCTCTGCAAGGGCGTGTGTGACTGGTTCGGCGTGACCTATAAGGCCGAAGAAATGACGGACTATGATAAGCTGCTGGCCGAGCTGGAAGAGCTGAAAGACAAGTACAACACTGAGCACGCCAGTGCGCAGGCGCTGCGTGGGAGAATCCTTGCCGCTATAGAGCAGTATGATACGGTGGCAAAATAACTCACTTTGTAACTCACTTTTATTCTGAAAGTGAGTTTTTCATGCTTTTTTTGGCGGAATGAAAGTCAGAAAAACCGCTTGATTCCTACGCTTTACGGCATCAACATAATTTTGCGTGTGGGTTCAAGTCCCATCTTCCGCACCAACGAGAAAGCCAGTAACCATGCGGGTTACTGGCTTTTTTCTTTTGCAAAAAAACTCACAAAATAACTCACTTTTTTTCCTGCTGTCCAAGAATTGATGTAAACACGCCATCGAGTGCGCTGGTTATTTGCCGATCCATCCCGGACACAGCGTGACCATAAACACCGAATGTGTCCATACTCTTGGAGTGGCCAACCAATTGCTTTACCCATCCCTCGGGGAGGGACTGTGCAAGGGAAACGAAAGTATGGCGCAGCTCGTATGGTGTCGTTTTCGGAATTCCGTTTGCTTTGCAATATCTTTGGAAAAACTTCCGATAGGTTTCCGTTGTCGGCATTTGGAACAGATACAGTCCGTTTGACTTGGATGCTTGGTCTTTTACAATCGCTTCTGCGATTTCGCCCAAATAAACGCTGCGTATCGCATTTTCATTTTTGCCTGTAGTGATTTCGTTATCCTCGTTTATCGACCGCCTTACCTCCAATCTGCCCTGTTTGAAATCGTTCCGCATGATGCCACGCAATTCCCCCGGTCGCAGGCCGGTCAAAACCTCAAGGCGGTAAGCGTTAATATAAGGGTCTTTTACCAATTTGCCCTTGTAGATCGTCGTATCAACGGAGAAAAGCGTTACAATGTCCTCCGGCTGCAAAATGTTGCGAACGCCAACGGGGGCTCCCTTTGGAATTGTTATATCCTCCGGGACAAAGCCGGTTACTTTCATTTTCCGCAGATATTTGCAGAAAGAAACCATGTCAGCACGGATACTTTGCAGATACTTTTTCGACAATTTCCCGTTATTGTAGGCATAGTCTATTACTTTTTGCAAAATCCCATCGCAAAGCGCATCTGCCTTTAGGTGGCCTATCCTTGGGTCAATCCATTTTCCCCAGCGGCTTTCCTGTGGCCGCCAATTCGACTGCGAAGTCCGAATTTTAAGCTGCTCCATATAGCTTTCGTGCAGCTCCGATAGGTGCAGCTTCGTCCCGCAGATGCCTGATGCCAACCAATCATCTGCTTTTCGGTTCGCTTCCCTCTGCCCTTCCCTTCCCGGTCGACTGCTTGTAAATGTTTTTCTTACGCCATCTTTCTGGACGGCGATCTGCCAGCGGTTCTGCTTCTCAAGCCACTTTGCCGTATTCGTCCTTTCTTTCATTTTTCCCCTCCTGATCGACAACCGCCCTCGTTGCCGGGGGCGGTATTTTTTTATCCGATTATATCTGTATCACCAATTTGCAACTTTGCACACTCACCATCACGGTAAATGGCAACCACATCGTTTCTTGTGGAAACCCCAAAATCATTTTGAGCATCCACATATGTCTCGATCTTTACTGAACTTCCGGTGCGAATGAAAAACCATCCGTCAAGTGGGGTAAGCCCTTCGCCTGGGAATTTCGCCGTATCAGGATTTTTGAGGGCGGCGAGAACGATATCCTCTACCTTACTTTGATAATCAACCATGTCCTCGACAGAAAGCAATTTGTCATAAAATTGGTTTTTTACCTCTCCGTCCTTATAAAAAACATAGTCTCCACAATACGCCTTTGTAACCTCGCCGTTTTCAACCTCAAAACTCACATAGTAATAGCTATCTTCTACAATAGTCTTTACTCCGTCTACCGTTTTGATGTTGGTGGAGGTAAGACCTATCTGCTGGGCTACCTCTTTTATTTTTTCGTCCGTTGCGTCTTTTCCGCATGCGGAAAGCGAAATCAAGATTATGATTGCCATGGTGAACGCTACTACTTTTTTCATACTCTCTCCTCCAAGTCCTTTTTATTGTACACGCTGTGGTGTACTGTTATATTTGGAAAGAACATCTGTTCTTAATCCCGAATTAAACCGTAGTTAAGGTTCTTGGCATCGACCAGGACGAGATATAAAATCATCATCGCCAGCAGGACAAAAATAACTGCGAAAAGCGTATTGGACAGCTTCCGGCGCTGGCGCACCTGCTCTTTCAGCACCTCTATCATTTCTTCGCTGCTCTGGCTGTCGGCTTTGTTATAGACTTCCCGAACAAAATATTTATCGAGAGATATGTGCAGCGCTTGACATATGGAAGCTACGAGGAAAAGGCTCGGATTTTTGGTCGGCTCTGAAAGCAGCCGTGAGATCGTCCTTTCGACCGTCCCGGCATTGTCAGCCAAGTCCTTATGTGTCATGCCCTGCTCCTGCCGCTTTGCAGCTACCTCCAATAAAAAGTTATCCCAATTCCTTTCATCGTCAGAATTCACAAACTCATCTCCTGTTTTTTGTTACCGGACACTTTTGCCCGAAAAACATGACAGATTTTGCGCCGAAACCGCAACATTTGTCAGTACATATTGGCAATACAATTTGTTACAATTGAATTGTACCAAATACATGCTGAATTTGGAAGGATTTTTATTTGACAATAATCGACAAAAGAGGAGGAACACCATGGATTGGAACACGGCATTAGAACAGCTAATTTTACAAATGACCCCTGAACAATGCGAAAGTGCTATTTCTCTAATAGCAGAGAAATGGCCTTATATACTTTCTCGGCTTCCTCCGGCGAAAGAGTCCGGGAAAGCTCCATAAGTTTTTTGTTGGCAGGATGCAGCTCACCTTCGGCGGGCTGTTTTTCTTTTCCCAAAAGATATTCAACGCTTACCCCGAAATAATCGGCAACTTTTTGCAATGTTGCCTGCCTTGGAATTGTTCCCTTACTCCATCGCGTAACTACAGAACGCATAAAACCCAGTTCTTCAGCAACGGCGGATGGGGATTTCCCAGTTTTATTACAAAGAGCAACATAGTTAATATAAAACAAACGCAACACACCCTTTTTGTGCAAATAGTAGAAAGTAAACAAAAGGTACATTTCCGCCTTGACTGTTGCGTATGTTTACACTATAATGAAAACATAAGCAACAAGCGCAACGCAAAGCGGGCACTCAAGGTGCCATACTTCATTATCCCTCGCAAGGACATGATAACACTTTGTGTAAACTTTTGCAACACAAATATAAAGAAAGGAGAAAAGTTTAGATGCCTGCACAATGGACTGGCGATGTGGTCGGCAAGATGCACAACAACAGAATCACAATGGCACAGCTTGGAGAAAAGCTCGGCGTTGGAAAGGCGTATGTGTGTGCGATACTAAACGGCCGCCGCAGCCCCAAAGACGCAGAACAGCGCTTTAACGCTGCTCTGGACGAGCTTATTAAGGAAAGGGAGGAGGACAATGTCAAGGAAGGTTGATACCTACCGCAGGCTGCGGGCACTGATGCTGGAACTCGGACATGACCAGACAAGCCTTGGGAAGCGCACAGGTATGAGCCGCCAGCAAATCAGCGACAGAATGATTTGCAAGACCCCATGGACATTAGAGGAAGTCTATAAGGTCTGCGATGCATTATTTATCCCCATAAAGGATGTCAAGAAGTTTTTCCCACCAAACGGGGTGGAAAAGAAGGAGGAACAACATGGAAGCAACAACCAACACCTTTATCCGGTGGTTTAACTCGGATGAAATCGTACCAAGCAAGGACGGGTATTACCTGTGCCAGACGATGCCGGGGAGATACACCACCCTGCCGTTCAGTACCGAGCACAAGATGTTCAATGTCAGCGGAGACCATGTAGAGACCGCATTGGAGGTCCAGTGGTGGGCGTTCCTGCCGGAGCTGCCGCAGAAGGAGGTACAGGATGAATAAGAAGAAAAAAGCGGAGCTCATCGAGTGGGCCAAGGAGGGATTGACCGTCCTGCTGGCTTTCGCCGCGATGATCGGTTGGATGATTATTCTGATGGGGGTGGCACCCAAATGACGCAGAACGAACGCATCGAAACCATCAGGGAGGTATTCCCCGGCTACACCAAACCGCTGGACAGTATGTGCAAGCGGCCGGAGTATTACGGCATCCGGCGGACTGCCGAAGCGGAAGCCCTGATAGCGGACAAGCCCCGCAGGAAGCGGGAAGCCAACTACAAGCTGTCTGTGCGCATTCCTTTGGGCTATGTGAATATGGCGGAGTTCCGGCAACAGCTTGTCGAAATGGGCTACTGCAACTTCACCGCATGGGTGCTCCGCTGCATCCGCCGCCAGCAGGAGGAGTACAAAAAAAGAAAGGCCCCCGTCAAAGACGGAGACCCAACCACCACCACAACTATACACGATAATGGGAGGGATGTCAATGGAGATCGCGAAAAACACAATGGGGATTAAACTCACACTGGGAAAAGCAAAACAGATGATGGAGGAAAGCGGCGGTTGGCTCGACATCAGCGGCACGCAGATAACCAGTTTGCCGGACAACCTAACCGTAGGCGGCTCGCTCGACCTCCGCGGCACGCAGATAAC